CTAGAAGCGACTGGTGGCTTTGACACAGTTGCTTTTTGTGAGTTCGATGAGTTTTGTTGTAAAGTATTAAACAAACATTGGCCAAACGTACCAATATATAAAGATTTAAAGGAGATAGGAAATGAACCAGAAAGAATTATTCAAGAATTTGACCTCATCTGCGGAGGGATTCCATGCCAGCCCTGGAGTCTTGCAGGCAAGCAAAAAGGCAAGGAAGACGACAGACACCTCTGGCCGTACATGTATGAAATTGTTAAATCCAAGAAACCCACTTGGGTCATTGTCGAAAACGTTGGTGGCTTCGTCAATGTGGCACTCGATGATGTGTGTCTTGACTTGGAAGCCCAAGGTTACGCCACGCAATCGTTTATTATTCCAGCTTGCAGTGTCGAAGCACCCCACAAAAGAGACAGAATCTGGATCCTCGGAAAGCTTATGGCCAACGCCTCGAGCAACGGAGAGGATGGGGTACTACGAACAACCGAGCCCGAGCATGATCAAGGGGACACACGGATGGAGTCTTCCAGCAGCAGTGACGGACGAAGCGAGCGAGAAGTCTCACAGGATGTGGCCAACTCCAACGACACAGGAGATAGAACACCCGGACGCACAACTGACGGAGACAGGCAGAAGACTGTCGAAGGATGGCAAGAACAGTCACAGCTTGGGTCTAGCAGATCAAGTGAAGATGTGGCCAACCCCCACGACAATGGACACGAAAGAGGACTCACTGAAGCACGCAACGAAAATGCTACAGGGCAAGACTCACAGATCATCAGGGCAACCGATACAAAAGACATTAGCAGACAAGGTAATGATGGAGGAGATCATCAAGAATCCAGAGTTGATGGAGCTGTATCAAGATCATCAGATGATGGAGAGACCTCATCTTCCAGAGCAACAGGAGTTCGTAGCATATCTGAGGAGTCAAACAACGATGAAGGAGCTGGCAGAGAAGACAGACATCAAGAAGACAACAATCGAACATTGGTTCAGGAAGGACACGAAGGGATTCAGTCATCCGTCAATCGAAGATTGGGAAGCAATCAAACCTCACTTAAAGGAACTCAAGTACGACAAGGAGATAACAACAGTCAAGTCAATAGAGTGGGAGAATCAGAAGATTTTGTGGCCAACGCCAAGGAGCTCGAAGATCATGAACATGACAATGGAGAGCGCACTCAACAGGATAGAGAACACAGGGTATCACAGCAACCTGGAGGAGAAGGTAGCCTTGGAGGAACAGAAGATGTTGCCTACTCCAACAGCAAGGGACTACAAGGGAGCGAGGAAGCCGGAGACACTCAAGAAAGCAGGGAGGAACGAGAACAACTCGCTTCCGGACAAGATAGCAGCTTATCAAAAGGGCACACTGAACCCCAACTGGGTGGAATGGCTGATGGGGTATCCCCCAGGTTGGACGGACATCTCGGATTCGAGCGAGAACCCAACATCCCAAGAGTAGCAACAGGCATCCCAGATAGGGTCAATCGACTCAAAACATTGGGCAACTCTATCGTGCCTCAAATCGTATACAACATTGGACTGGCTATCTTAGAAGAGGAGGAGAGAACAAATGTTGCTAAATAAATCAAGGGCAATGTGTCTATTGGAGTGTCTATTGGAGTGTAATAAAAGTGTGTATAAGTGGCTGTGCAGAGGGCAAAGGGGCAATTGCACACCCCCTCCTGAAAGGTGCATGGTTGCAACATTTAGGTGTATGTGTGGCTGTGCAGTTGCACATACCCGCACATATGCACATGCATCGCTGAAAGGTGCATGGATACTGGTACGTGCAGCTGTGCGCACGTGCATCTCTATAGAGAACTATAGAAAGGTGTATACACACACCTTATCTGTAGGAGAGATAGGTTCTCTTAGAGAAACAATAATTAAACAAACTTTAATCAATTAAAAAAGGAGAGAGAGATGAATAAAATGATTAAAAAAAAGAAACTAACAAAGAAGCAAGAGGCCTTCGTGGACTTGATGGTGTACCAGGATTATAAACAAACCAAGTGTGCGCATCTTGCGGGCTATGAAAATCCTGGCGTGTCGGCGACTAGGTTGCTAAATTATAAAGAGTATAGCCACGTGCAAGAGAGAATAAGATCTCTGAAAGCGATTCAGCGCACAAAGAATGAGATTACGTATGAGGGCATAGCAAAGAAGCTTGGTGAGATACGGGATATTGCATTGGCGGATGGCTCATACGGGCCTGCTGTAACGGCAGAGATAGCCAGAGCTAAACTTGCCGGGCTTATGGTCGATAGGAAGGAGTTGAAGATACATAAGATAGATAACATGAGCAGAGATCAGCTGGAGGTGAGATTGCAACAGCTTGTGCAAGAGCATCAGATTGTCATAGGTGAGGCGCAGGTGGTCGAGGAGGTGGTAGATGTGGAAGAGGTAGATGCAGAGGATGTTAGTCTAGATCATCAAGATTTAGAGGAGTCTCTGGGTCAGGAGATTGTTGAGGAAGCTTTGAATACTGAGGAGAGTGCAAAGGCTTTAGATCCTGATCCTTTAGAAGATAATTTACTTGAAGAGTAGCTTCGTTTAATTTGCGTTTGCAATATTGCTGTACTTTTATGCCTTGCTCGAAATCTGCGACCGCTGTTTCAAGGTCAATGTCTTCTGACTCAAGCTTCTTGACGATGCGTTGAAGTTCTGCCAGTCCTTTTTCAAAACTCATTGCTGCTGTGTTATTTGTGTCTGTCGTTATCGTTATACCAGATATATGCAAAGCACAATATATTTATTACAATGAATAAAGTTATAAATGCAAATATATCTAAGATAGATTCAATCATAACTTACGCCATATTCTGTATTCGTTGTCTTTGTGAGGACACTTCCCTAACTTAAATTTGCGATCTTTGAAGTTTTTGGTGTAGAAATTAACTCTGTACCTGTAAGCCCTATCTTTTGATAGGCCTCCGATACTTTCTCCGACTTTAAGCTTGTCTAAGGTTTCACAAAATTTTGAGTAAAATTTACTCATTGGAATATCTGTTTCTATTTTAAAAGCCATAGTTCTCTCCTGATCGTTTAATCATTTGTTCTGCTGTTGCGTTCTCGCTGCCTAACATCATATCTATAAGCTCATCGGTTGTATGAGGACTTGGGGTAACCTCAGTTTTGCGATCTGATTTTAGGTATTCAATGGTTTGGCTGTCGTCGTTGTAAATGGTTAGATGTTTTACATCTGCGCCCTCATCAATTCTTTCTCCAAGAATAAATTTAACGCCTTTGCGCCATACTGCGAGCCGATTGGATCTGCGTACTTGTTCTACTTTTTCTGTGTGTTGTGTCATTTCTCTCTCCTGGTGATTATACACCTGTTAAACACTTAATTACTATTTTCTTCAAACTCTTTAGCAGCCAGCTCTTGCGCTTCTGCGTCCTCATGGCCGAGATCCAAGTATTTTTGATACAAGGATTCCAGAGATGATTCGTTTCTATGGCTACTCATCTTCGCTCTCCTCTATTTAATCTTTTTAATAAACTTTTATCTGTAGGTTCTCCACAAATATTATCAATAACTTCTTTAATCATTTCTCCTAAATCATAAAAACTTATATAGTCATTATCTTTATTGGCTTTTATTATAAGTTCTATATCCTCAATCATTTCTGCTTTATTCATTCTGCGACCTCGTTATAATTTTCATCGTAAAAATTTTCTGTGTTTGCCCATTTCATATCAGTTTCACCATAGAAGCAGCCGTCTTCTTCTATAACTCTGCCATCTTTCAAAGTGATATTAAGCTTTGCCCACTTGCCGCACTCTATCGCTTCAATATCACCAGGCGCAAAGTTATTAGCATTTGCGATCTCTTGTATATCAAAACTTATTGTGTGGTTGTAACTCATTTCTACATGGCGAATTTTTGTAATTTCATTACTCATCTTCGTTCTCCTCATAACATACGCCACAAAGCATTTTATCTTTTGGCACTTGGTTTAAATCTTCGTAGCCATTATCTGCATAATTATTGTTATCAATAATATAATCAGCTTTATAGCCACACTCGTTACAACAACCTCTATTCATCTTCGTTCTCCTTAGTTAAACTAATAAAATCTTCAATTTCATATTGAAGTTCATCTATAAAGATTAAATTTATTTCTTTGAT